TTAGTCAATATTCAGGAAGGTCTCTTTGCGGCGCGACTTTTTATCCCGATACATCGCATCGTCAGCGGCCCGCAGCGCGCTCTCCATATCCATCGTTTGCGGATCCACGTCGATCACCCCAAAGCTGGCGCCAGGGTAGCTAATCCGGTGCTCGGCCAGGAAGTAAATTCCGCCGAGCTCCTTGCGCAGAGCGGCAATAAACGCCTGCTGCTCTTCGGCTTCGAGCCCCGCACCGATAATCAAGAACTCGTCGCCGCCGAGGCGACCCACCAGATCCCCCTGGCGCACCCGGGCGTTTAAACGCTCGCCGACCTGGACAAGGAAGCTATCGCCGCACGGGTGGCCGAACCGATCGTTGATCGCCTTAAAGTCGTCGAGATCGATGAAGATCAGCAAAATATTGCGCTGCAGTTCGCGCGCGCGCGGGAATATCGTCGAGAGGTGCTTGAACAGCGCGCGACGGTTGGGTAAGCCGGTTAATTCGTCGGTACAGGAGTGCATCTCCAGCGCCGAGTTGGCGGCGCGCAGCTGCTCAACCAGCGTCTCTTTCTCAACGTAGTGCGAGATGAGGTTGGCGAACAGGCCCATCACCTGCTCGCCTTCCAGGTTGTAGGGCTGTTTCTGGCGGCTGGTCGCACAGAGCGTGCCGTACAGCGAGCCGTCGGTCAGGAGGACGGGGATGCTGAAAAAGGTGGTGATACCGAGCTCCCGGGCGGCAATGCACGAGCGCCAGCGGCTGGCGACGTCGTTGCTGAACAGGCAGTTATCATCGATAGCGCGCTTGCACAGCGACTCGTTCCACGGGACGGAAAAGCCCTCCGGGATCGTCATTTCGCTACTGTTATGCGCATACATAACCAGCTGGCGCTGGGCGCTAAGATCAATTCGGGTCAGGTAGGTCGACTCCATTCGGGTCACAAGTTCCAGCATCTCAAGCAGTTGTCGCACCAACAGCTCCAGCGAATGTTCGTTGGCGAGCGTTTGCGAGACGCGAGCAAGAATAAAATCTGACATGAATGTACGGCTCCCGATCGCCGAGCGCTATCGCCGGTAAAAGGCTGAAACGGCTAACAGCGAAAAGTAAACATAGATACAACAAATTTAACACATTAGCGGCGGGAATACCTGCGGTCGCAGCGGGAAAAAAAGCCCCGTCGGGTGCGTTGGACACACCCGGAACAAGGGGCTTTCAACGGTACTATGCGGGTTTGCGCGGCACGCAAGACCATTGAAAGCCGTAACTAATCACCTATCTGTGGACATTATGTGGACATTTTCCGCATCAGCGCTACCTCTGAGCGGGTTAAGCGAGATCGCGTCCTGAAGGTATTCCGGCGCAAAATGAGCGTAGGCCATAGTTTGCTCAATTCGCGCATGCCCAAGGATCCTCTGTAACGTAATGATGCTTCCCCCATTAATCATAAAGTGCGTCGCGAAACTGTGCCTCAAGGCGTGCGTAGACTGACCAGTCGGGAGATCCGGTTTTACTTCCCGAAGTGTCTGCCTGAAGTCGGTATACGACGCACTGGTAAACAACAAACCTCGCTTACCACCGGCTATGAGTTTTGCCACTTCATCTGAAACAGGAACAGTGCGCTGCTTGTTGCTCTTGGTTTTAACAAACATCACACGATTCTGTATGATATGTTCCGCCTTGAGTCGAGCCGCTTCTCCCCAGCGAGCACCAGTGCTTAAACAGAGAACGGCTATCTTCTTGTTGTCGCCATCCAGTTTAAAGAGCAAGTGCTTGATTTCGTCATCTGTCAGATAACCAGTTTCCGGGACTTCTTCTTTCAACTTCTTCCTGCCCCTGATCGGATGCTCACCCGAGAACAACTCAGCGTCGATAAGTGCTGTGAACATGCCACTGATGCTGTTGAGGTCACGGTTAATGGTCGAAGCTTTAATGCCCTGACTTCTTCTTGCCGCGTAATACTGACTGATCAGCGCTTTCGTAATCTGAAAAGCACAAGGATCGTCGGTAATCCTGCAAAACACGTCTAACTTGTTGCGGTTTATCCGACCGTGTTCCTCATGCTTGCCTTTCAAATTCCACCAAATCTGTATCAGTTCAGACAGATGCCGCTTATCCGTCGGTTTTGATAACCATTCTTTGGTGTGGTGGTTGAACTGGGTATGCTTCTCGAAAGCTACCGCTTCACTTTTCTTATCAAACTTCCTGCGGATACGCTTTCCATTGCGACCAGCAGGCCTGATGTCCACTTCATATCGACCATCATCGAGTTTCTTAATAGTCATAAGAAAACCCTCCGATGGGTGCGTTTGCCTTTAGGCCTCAACGCGTTGCAATTATGTGATGAATACTTTTCGACCAATAATAGACATTTGAAATGTATGTAGGACTGGTTAATTGTTAACCAGTCTTTTGGTCTGAGTGCTGCGAGGTTGTTAAGTCTTGCCCAAAGTGTGCGAGTGCCGGTGCGATTTGACCGGCTTCAGGCGAAACCTGATCGGTCATAAACCACAGTGTGTATTTAGTAAATTGAGGTATTTGCAGAATCTTCATCATTACGTCGGTTGGTGGGGTTGAGCGTCCGCTTTCGTAATAACTTAAAGTCCCATAAGGAATTCCTGTTAGATCAGCGAGTTGCTGTCTACTTAGATACTCAGACTTTCTTATTAAGACGATTTTCTCGTTTAACGCGTTTGACATAGTGTTTAGATCTCAATAGTATGGTGTTTAGATGTAAACAGTTAAGTGTTTAGTATTGAACACTAAAGCCAACTATAAGCCATTAAGAGCAATCCATGAACCGAATAACGAGGAAATGTTAATGGTAAAGCAAATCACAAGCACGACCGATGCGGTTCCTTATCAGGAATTTGCCAGACTCATCGGGAAAACGCCGGCTGCGGTAAGAGGAATGATCGAGAAAGGGAAGCTTCCTGTAATCGAGATGACCGATCCCCAGTCTACTTCTGGCCGTGCCGGCGAATACTGGGTTTACCTTCCAGCCTGGAACAACGGCATGAAACTGGCCTACGAAAGTCGTCCAAAGGAGATCAGGGAAGGGTGGTTGATGTGGCTTGGTCTCGGTGAGCCAGGTCGATAGCCGGTTTCAGGAGAGGAAGCATGAAGAACGGTAGCCGCGGATCAGTATCACAGCTCAATAGCAAAACCAGCCTCTACTGTGGTTTTACTATTCTGAAACTCCCACGCAAAAAGCCGTACAACCGCCAGCGCTATCAAATTACGCACACAGGCCATTATTACGGCATTGACTTTGCTTTATCAGAAGCATGCCGAACGATTGACAGAATCATGAGTAAAAAGCGGTTTATTGCTTTTTAATCTCTGGGGGCGAAAATGAAACTCGAATATGCAGACAAAATTAACTCGCTTTTACAATGCTTCCATTTCAATAAAGAGTTTCTGGAATGGAATCATGATTACTCTCTCCAGCTTTTACGTCATGGCGTATCCCACCTTTATCATTTCGCAATGCTTCAAGGCGAGAATGATGAATGCACTCTTGAAGAACTCCGCAACATCATTATTTCCGTCACCGATGGTGATATCCCTAAACCATATGACCTGCTATCTCTTGGCGCTGAGCAACTGAAGAGGGCTATGAAGTTTGTTCAGCCGCAGGCGGTAACCGTAGAGGTTACACCGGAGATCCTGGAACACCTGAAACTGGGAGCTAGAGCCTCCTGGCGGCTGGAGCCCCCTCGCTTTAACTGATCATCGGAGTACGCCATGTTCACCGAAGAAAAAACATCTTGGGAACAGGAAATGCTGATTCGAGAAGCAGTGGAAAGTGCCGAGCAGGGGTTCACTGTACATCTAAAAAATGGTGCTCGTATCACCATTAGTTCAAAAAGCCCGTCTAAAGATTTAATAATTTACGGACTCGAAAAAGCAATTCGCGGTAATCACGAACGCGCGCGAATGACCTTTATTGATTTCATGTATTACTGGCATGAAAGGATATTTAAGCAGATTAAAAGAAAATCGCGTCCAAACAATTAATTAACCCGCTTTAAAAATAACGGCATTCACTTTGCCGGGGATTCGTTTTGCCTTTTTCAGGAGGTTGCATGTCGGTTATGTCAATAAAGCCGGAAGGCGGAATAAGCGATCCAGAGTTTATGGGAATCAGCACCAATGCGCGGAAAGGCGAGCGCGCCCACTTACTCGGATTGCTGCGCATCCGTATGGGCCTGCTGAAAGAGCAAGGCCTTACCCCCGAAGAGATTTATTCAGCACTTGAGCAGTGGATAGCCAACCACGAAACAATCACCAGCGAGGGCAGTAGACCATGAATCACGTAATGATCGATTTGATTAACGTTAGTAAGAAACCGTCATCACCTCTGTGTGCCATTGAAGCTGTGTTTTTTGAACCCTCAACAGGGCAGATCGGAAAGGTTTTTTATTCTTCGATAGACATTCGTAAATCTGAAAGCTTGAAGGGCCGTATCAGCATTAGTACGGCATTCGATTGGATGAAAAAAGACTCTCACTGGCGCGCCGAAGTAATGAGCGCAACCGAAGCTGAAGAAGATGCACTTTGCAGCCTTGCTGCTTTCATCGCCGACAATACCTGTCCCCGGAACGCGGCGTTATTCGTATGGTTCAAAGATGCCCCGGAAAAACTGGTTTCACTTCGTTATGCCGTGGATCGCATAGAGGTGTCAGGCATTTTCCCTGAAGGCACAAAATACCGCTGCATTCGTTCACTTCTCGACCTTGCTGCTGCCACAGACTATGCGCCTCATGCGAGAAGCGCCCTGGCACGTTACACGCTCACTGACGCGCGATATCAAGCGGAGCAAGTCTGCGAAATCTGGCAGCGCTTGACCTCTCCACACATTGGATCGCTATGAGGGCCGCCATGCATTCGCATCTGTCTGTTGTTTGTAACGCGCCGTTGCCGGTTTGTAAGAGGGCGCTTGCCGCCCTGAATTGCTTTGCTCGTGGACAGCGTAATTACACCCGCGTCAAGCCACACGCCTATCTCGTGATCCGCATTGGCCTCCGTTGGCGTTTGCTCAGCAAAAACGGTGGTAAGCAGTGGCGACTGATGACCCATGAAACCTATAACCAGGAATGCCGCAAATGATTAAGTCACCTCTTAAGTGGGCTGGCGGTAAAACCCGCGTGTTGCCGGAGCTGCTGAAGCACTTACCTAAAGCCGATTGCTTGATTGAGCCCTTTGTAGGCAGTGGCGCAGTCTTTATGAATACGGAATACCGCCGCTATGTGCTTTGTGACAGCAATCGCGCATTGATCAATTTCTTCCTCGCGCTCAGGGAAGACCCTGAAAGATTGATACTGATCGCCAAGAACGTATTCAGAAATGGCAATAACGAAGATAGCTATTACGAAGAGCGCAAGTTGTTCAACCACCTGTCGTGGGATGACGAGTGTGCAGATGATTACGTTGTACGGTGGGCGGCCTCATTTTTATACCTGAACCGCCACTGCTTCAACGGGCTTTATCGCACCAACAGGGATGGCGGTTTCAATGTTCCATTTGGCAGCTATAAGGAGCCTTATTTCCCAGAAGCCGAAATGCGCTTGTTTGCCGAAAAGGCGCGGGATACTCACACGCTCTTCCTTTGTCATGATTTTCGTTCTTCCATTCCGCACACCGCGAAGAACCGCCCCGACTCCGTAATTTACTGTGATCCGCCATATATCCCAGCCAGCAAAACAGCCAATTTTACCGCCTATGGCAAGCCGTTTACCCCGGACAATCACCGCCAGCTTGTTTCAACCCTGCTCGATGCTCATCGCCAGTACGGCACCCGCTCGGTGATATCCAACAGCGATACGCCGGAAACCCGCGAGATCTATTCCGCTTTCAATCTACATTCCCTGAGCGTCCGCCGGTCTGTCAGCGCTAAAAGCCGCGATATGGCCGGTGAAGTGATTGGCGTACTTCGCGTGCGCGATGACTGCTGCCGTTCTGGCGGTGGAAACTGCCAGGAGTGCGGGGCGGTGATGGACGATGCGACAAATGGCGAAGTGTTTGGTGCGTCGGTTCATTGCGGCGTTGACCTAGCTAAATAACATAACGACGGTGAGCTATGCCTGATTCTACATCCCTGGCGTGGAGCTGGAATGCCAGAAGGCAGCCAGTAAACCCTTATGCTGTTGATGTGACTGCACGGAAACCCTCCGCGCTGGCCGTCTGGATTGCGCTTTATGAGCAGGATAAAAGCGAGCAACGCGAGCAGGCTGAGGCAATGAGTCGTGCAGCAGAAGAGTACCTCTTTTCTGTTGCACATTGCGATCCCTGGCGCCATGACGAACTGAATGACGCGCTGATTGAGAAGGCTAAGCGACACGCAGAACTCCATCGTGTTGATCCTCTTACCCTGATTCGTGATGACGTCGCCAGCCTGCCGGGTTTCCTGCGCAAGCCCCTGGAATCAAGGATTAAGTATTTAGAAGAATCAGAAGACTCGCGCCATTTACCTACCTATCTGAATGAGGTCATTACCCCCTCACTGGCGAGGATTGACGCTGTCCGTGCTAACCAGGCGTCGCTGTCATTCCTGGCGATGGCTGGCAGGGATAGCCTTGATCAACTCCTTCGACTGGCTGAGCTGAATCAGCGGGAGGTTAAGCGGCTTTCAACGCTGGTCGCAGCGCACATTGATATGATTTTTATCCAGCTTTGCGACGAGATGCTGACCGATGAATTAGCTTCTCCGATCGTAATACTGGATCTTTATCGTCGTGTGGCGGCCGAGGTGTCACGCCTCGATGTTATCCCGCCGGGTTATGAAGCGCTTCGCAGCAAACATAATCGCCGCAACCCGATTAACTACGACCTGATACCGGGCGCGCTGGCCCGTATGCGTTGTGTTGACTGGTGGCAACGTAAGCTGTGGCAACTCCGCAACGAATGGCGGGAAGAGCTGCTGCGGGCAGCCTGCCTTGTTCATCGGCACGCATCACCTTATGTCAGCCATGACATTCTGATGCAGAAGCGGGAACAACGCCGTAAGGCGATGGATTTTTTCCGCAACCACGATCTGATTAACGAAGATGGCGACACGCTTAGCATGGAGGATGTGGTGCTTGCCAGTGCCAGCAATCCAGCGCACCGCCGTAATGAGATGATGGCCTGTGTTAAAGGCCTGGAATTGATAGCTGAAATGCGTGGTGACTGCGCCATGTTCTATACCATCACCTGTCCGTCTAAGTACCACGCTACACTGATGAACGGGAAGCCTAACCCGACATGGGATCACTCGACAGTTAGGAAAAGTAGTGACTATCTGGTTGATACGTTTGCAGCCTTCCGTAAGGCAATGCACAAGAAAGAGCTGCGCTGGTACGGTGTCCGCGTAGCTGAACCACATCACGACGGCACTGTGCACTGGCATTTGTTGTGTTTTATGCGCAAAAAACATCGACGTGCAATCACTGAGCTGCTGCGCCGTTTCGCTATCCGAGAAGATCGCGCCGAACTTGGTAATAACACTGGCGCTCGTTTCAAGTCAAAGCTGATAGACCCGCGCAAGGGGACTCCGGCCAGTTATATTGCAAAGTACGTCAGTAAAAACATCGATGGGCGTGGGCTGGGTGACACCGTCAGCAAGGAGACGGGTAAATCACTACGTGATAGTGCCGAGCACGTCACTGCCTGGGCATCATTACACCGCGTTCAACAATTCAGGTTTTTTGGAATTCCAGGCCGCCAGGCATACCGAGAGTTGCGTTTGTTTGCATCGCAGGCAACGCGCGCAATGAAGGACGCAAAACCCGGCGCGCCAGTACTTCAGGATCCAAAACTTGACGCTGTTCTTGCCGCCGCCGATGTCGGGTGTTTTGCAACCTACATCACGAAACAGGGGGGTGTCCTCGTTCCCCGCAAAAATTACCTCATCCATACCGCCTACGAGCCGACAGTCGAACCAGGAACCTATGGCGATCACGGGATTCGTATTTATGGCATTTGGTCGCCTATCACCGGTAAGGAAAACAAGATATGCACGCACGTCCATACCTGGAAGATGGTGAAGAAGGCTCCCGCTAACCCAGGCGCTGAAAGCGCCGCCCAGGGCGACCCCGTCGCCCCTTGGACTCGTGGCAATAACTGTCCCCGGAATGATGAATCGGGGCAAATTCAGGACAAAATGGCTCCCTCAGTAAAGCTGGATATGCGCAACATGCCGCGACAGGAACGCCAGCATATCCTTAGGCGGCTTCGGGAAGAGATAACTAGGCCCCGATCACCGGATAAAATTGAACGCGATAAGGATAGATTGGCCAGCATAACCGCCCTAGGCGAAGCAGCACGTTCTGCGGGTTATGATTTGAGTGAACGGCTTCTTATCCACCTTACCGAGGGTAAGCGCATTCGTTTTGGCAACCGTATGCTTTATGCTACCTACGATGGTGAAATACGCAGTGCCGCACTGGGGAACGGCGATGCCAGAATCCGGCATCTTTGGCAACATATCAAAGAACGCCATAGCGTTGATGTGGATCGCATTACCCGGGATCCATTCGGGCAATATTCAAGTATGCTTAGACTTGCTGATCCGCAAGCGTGGCAGAATTGGTTTAACAGAGAGGAAACTAGGAGAAGGATATGTACGACGAGAAAAATTGTCTGTAGAATCATCCCTATGCCATAAGTAAAATGAAGGAATGAATTACATGCCATCTTTATCATATAAGTGCTTAAGTACTGAATTTGGTGAGATACCTGCGTATACTTTCTCAATGAAAGTAAAAGATTTAATCCCTATGTATTATGTTGCTGTTCGTGGCAAAGATAAAGAAGAAGGCGCTGTTCAGCGAGTCTTAAATAGTCGAAGAATATCAAGCATTAAAAACTACATATTAGAAGGGAATACTTTTTTCAGTTCATTTATCCTAAACTGGACAGATCAAAGCGATAATATATCTGTCATTGACGATATTATAAAGGTACCAGAAATACCTGCATCCATACAAGTAATTGATGGCCAACATCGTCTCGCTGGTTTTGAAGCTGCAATGGAAGAGGATGCTTCTGTTGGAGAAACTGAGATTTTAGTCACTCTTTGTTCAAGACTTACGACTCAAGCCGCTGCAAGGATATTTTTAAATATTAACACAGAGCAAAAACCAGTTCCAAAAAGTTTGATGTACGATCTATTTGGTGAAATCGAAGATGATGAAACTCATGCAATAAATAGAATTACTGATATCGCGAGAGATTTAAATGATTCTAAGACATCACCATTTTACAAGCAAATAAAATTCCCTGGGACCCCTAGAGGGATGGGTAGCATAGAACTGTCTACTATAGTTCAAACACTCAAGGAACATGTAAAACCAACAGGTACTTTTGCTAAATATAAAATAAAGACTTATGACAATCAGCGGAATCTACTAGAGAATTACTTTAACAGTATTAAGTATTATTATGATATCCATAAGATATGGAATAGCAAAACTAAAAATCCCTTTATGAAAGCAGCAGGTTTTGGTGGAGCAATCGATTTTCTTACTGAGCATTTGATCTCCAAATGTGTTGAACGAAAATCATTCACAATTGATACAATAAAATCAATTATTGCACTTCAAGAATCAAGTTTGATCACTTGGGATGAGCTAAAAAATCATGACGGCAAAACAGCAAGAAAAAAAGTTAAAGAACTTTTAGAAGAAAACGTATTATCATCACTCCCATCACAAGATGAATATGAATTTTAATCGTTTGAAGTGCCAACTATTTATTGAGTCTGAGCTAGGATGCTCAGACCCGGCTAATTTTGGTTTGTTTACCGAGGAATTCAAAGCTTACAAAGTTGAAGGAAGCAATGTTTCAAGATTATCTGATGCTTGTGTAGCAGATGCACAAAATTTTTTTTACAAATCATCAATCAGTTTTCTTGAGGCTACATATGGTATAGCAAATAAACATTCATCATGGGCAATTGTTAAATTATATTATTCATTGTTTTACTCATTAAGAGCGTACTTTTTATTGAATAAGTGCGCCATTATTAAAAATGGGAAGGGAGGTTTGTATTTATTAAAGGCGGAGAGTAACGAAAGACCTGAAAAAATAAATGAGAAAGGAGATCATAAGTCAACTATAAAAGCATTTAAAAAAACATTCACCGAACACATTATAAATACAAATATGGTTGATGGGGAAAATGTTTTTGATTGGATAATGAGTTATCGCGAATTAGTTAGTTATAGGATTGATACATTTCTTGAACCCGAATCAGGGTATGATGTTATACCGATAATTCCTAATAACTCAAATGAATATGATATTTTGATGAGCAAATATATTAATGATGAGTATTTGATATATTGCTTTGATAAAAACCATTCTATATATGCCACTCCTTTGTATTTTATACATGATTGCTCTAACATTTTTCGTCAACATGGAATTGAAAACCCTCTAACAGTTGAACAATTGACTGTAATTAGGAATATACTTCGAAAACTAAATCTCGACAATTCAATTATTCTCAGGGGAATATTTCAATTACTCTAGCTATAACTGGGACCTATGGGGTTACATCTATATAAAAACCCCATCAGGTTATATCTTATACTTAATAAATCAAAAAATCAGTCCTTAGAGTCGAGTGTTATATGTATATAAGTATTTTGTAAGAAATAACTGCACGATCATGCTCAATTTTGAACGGAAAACGTATCCGTAACTTCTGCTGTTCTCGCAAGGAATCACAAGGTCTGAACGAGGATTGCCAAATGCACAAAAAAGAAGTAAATGATGCGCGCAGGTGACGGGGGGCAAGCCCCCGCAAGCGGGTCAGGGTAGGGAAGGCGGCAGAATACGCAATTTCACGGGTTCTGCGTCACGGTGAGCGGTGATTTTAGATAGAGGCATGCCTCGCGCAGAAAAAAAGCACCGATGCGCAGAGGGGCGCTGATGCGGGATTCTTTAAGCAGAAAAGATGAGGCCAGCGTAAACGCTGGCCTGTTATAAGTGGCTGATGTTGTTAAAAGAAACTGAATTTTCTGGCAGTTACTTGTCAGGGGTAAGCAACGCGTAAGGGTTAAAACGGATCACTTCTTCTCCGACCCACTCATTGACTACCTTCAGCGCCTCCATTACGGGCGTCAGCTCGTTGATAGCGTAGACCCGGGCGGCTTTCTCGATATCCCCAAATGATCCGTTTCCCTCTGGCATGGCGCCCATCAGCTGCGGCGGGATACGGTGCGCTGCGAGTATGTCGTCCCGGGTGGCGTTCTTAATGTTGATAAACTCATCTTTCGCCGTGATCTGCTGGAAGGGGAGGATTTGCACGCCGTCTTTGCCGCCGCCTGGCGCATGCAGCAGCAGGTTTTTAAATGCACCTTTACCGCGCGCACCGGTCAACGTCTCTTTGACTGCCTTCATGCTTTTATCGTCAACCTGTCCGGCGCCAATATACACAATGCATCCAGCATGCGATCCGTTGTCGTAGTAAAGCTTACGGAACATGTCAGCGGAGTGGGCCAGGCTGGCGGCCAACAGTGCTGCCATATATTCCGGCATACCGTAGACCTCCTGATTGATATCAGGGTTCAGAACGTGACATACCGTTCCTGATTTGAACGTGTGCTCTTCTTTCCAGCGCCGGATAAACCAGTATTGATCGAGATCTGTGCTCCCGCGCCGGGTGTACTTCGCAAGAGAGTGTTTGAAGGGAAGCGGGCCGCCCAGGCGATTACGCGGCAATTCGAGATAGGCATTGCCAAACGTGAACCAGTCCAGCGCAAACGCGGAAAAGGTCTGGCGATTGAGCAGTTTGTGCGGGATAAAACAGCCGGTGAGCACATTTCGTTTGAAGTACAACGCCGACTCATGCCAGGCGCTCTGGCGCGGAGCTTTAGCCAGTCCGTAAAAATCTACTGGTGTCTCATAGTATCGCCCGTTATCCATGCAATAGAGATTGTCCAGCAAATCGGCCATATCCCGCACGGGATAAGGACCGTCAAAGCTGAACGCTGTCAACGCGGGATCGGCCTTCAGTGACTCCACAATGTCAGGGCCGGCGGTGCTGACTATCGGCTTTTTACCGTATTTCTTTTTCAAAGTTACCATCCCATTGCGAAACCACCGCCGCCACTTTCCTGGCCCAGCGGTTCATTAATAATCGAAAGCATGGTCGCCCACGCCATATCACCATGGCTTACGCCGCGCGATCGGTCCGTTTCGTAAGTGATGAAACCGCCGGGCGTAACAACTTTGCGAACAGCGTTGAAGGCTCTGACCAGACCCTGCTCGCTGCGGTCATATTCCCAGCGGCCGGCGCGTATGACCTGCAACATTTTGAGGACAAGGGCGCGCTTGGAAGAGAGGCTCATTTGGTAGCAAATAGCCGCCGGGAACCAGTTTTTAACAATCTGCCAGACCGCCTCCCCGACACCCTGCCCGTCAATAGCGATGTGTGTGACGTTGTAGCGCTCTGCCGCCTCTTTGATGACCGCCGCCTGCTGCTCAAACTCCAGCCCCCGCAACTGCTGTAATTCAATCGTGCGAAACCGTCCTCCGGCGACCAGAGGCGGGACAGTGACGGACAAAGCACCCGCATCACCATTACCGCTGCTGCCGTTGGCGTCATACCCCAGCCACACCTCGCGCTGCCCCATGGGGCGACCGGCGAACGGCTTCCAGTCGGGCCAGTCGTCATAACCGTCAGCGCCACAACCTAATAGCTGGCTAAGGTTAAACGCGCTCTCACCGTCTTTGACAAACTCGCACATGTAGAGGTTTTCGAACTCATCAGGGCTGTTTTCGTCCCTGATTTCGTCAATGTCGGTGTAATCCCAGCCGTTGTTGATAGCGTCCTGAATAGTGACGATCTGCCGCCAGGTTTTGTCCGGGTAAAGCACGCCGCTATGCGTTTTCTTCCAGGACACGTCGAAATCAATGCGCTGCGCTTTAGGCCGTTTCGCATTCCACCGATCCCCGGTCCAGAACTGATAGGCTTCGTGGCTTTCGCTCGATGGCGTCGAGAAGTACGTGCGGGTTAAGCCTTTGAGCGTTGCCATGGCCCCGGCGACCTTGCGCAGGTTGATAAAGTTACCGGTCCAGAAAAACTCATCAAATCGCAGGTGCCCGGTGTACGACTGCGCCGTCGCCGCCGACGTCCCGAGAAAATGCAGCTCTGCGCCGTTTGACAGCGTGATTTGCTCGCCGCCTTTAAGTTCGACGTCCACCTCTTCAGCCGCTTTACGGATAAAGTTTCGAAACTGAAGCGCCTGTTTGCGGGACGCTGACAGAAAGATTTGGTTGCGCTGGTAGTCGCACTTAACGTCCGTTCTCAGTGCGCCCAGTAAGGCCTCGCGGGCAAAGTACCAGGTAGCCCCAATCTGCCGCGATTTGAGGATCATCCTGTTACGCTGATCGCGCTGCTCATACCAGCCGCGCTGGTGCCATGCGAGAGAGTCGAGAATTTTTGAGCGCAATGCCTCGATCTGCTCCTCGGAGAAGTGATTTTTCTTCTTGCGACGACTGGTTTTTTTAACGCCGGTGGTAGTGGAGGCCTGCCCGGTATCCAGCTTTTTCAACTGCCGGGTTAACAGATCAATCTCTTTGAAATCGCCACTGGTTTTATTGTCTTTCGCGCTCAGCTGGCAGAGACGGGTATCAATGGATTGCGTCACCCGTTTGATGGGCGTTGTATCATCCCATGCGTCGCGCTTTTTCCACGAATAAACCGTGTTTGAGTTGATACCCATTAGTCGCGAAATTTCGGCAGGCGGGTAACCCTGCCAGTAGAGCTGCTTTGCCCTCAATCGAATAAACGCATCCTGAATCATCACTTCCCCCTTTTGAGCAGGGAGATTACCTGCGCGCGATCCCCGCGGCTCGGGCTTTCAGGTCTGACCGTTCTCCGACAACAAAACCGCGTGGCGCCGGGCTTTTAGGCTCTGCGATGATGCAGCGACTGACATAAATCAACAGGATAAAACGACATGGCCAGCACGACTAAACCCGCCCGCAAAAAGTTTCGCGTTGCGGTTTCCGGCGCCACCGTTGACGGGCGCGAGATCCAGCCGCAGCACCTCCGCGATGCAGCGGCGAGCTACAACCCGGACGTTTACGGTGCCCGCGTCAACGTGGAGCACTATCTCTCTATGCTCCCTGACAGCAATTTCGGCGCCATGGGGGATGTTGCTGCACTGAGCGCGGAGGATATCACCGAGGGGCCGCTGGCCGGTCGTACGGCGCTTTATGCCGAGATCGACGCGTCGGCACGAATGAAGAAGCTCACCGATGAAGGCAAAAAAATCTATTCCAGTATTGAGCTGCATCCGCAGTTTGCACTCAACGGCAAGGCGTATGTGGTCGGACTGGCGATGACGGACACACCGGCGAGCCTGGGAACTGAGCGCCTTAAATTCGCCGCCCAGCAGCGCGCGCAGGTGATGGCCTTCAATAACCAGCAGATTGAGGCGCCGCTGTTCTCAGATGCGCTTGAAGCTGAAGTGATCGAACTGGCAGCCCAGCGCGGCGAGGAGGGCGTTAACTGGTTCAACCGCGTGATGGGCATCCTTGGTAAAGGCCAGAAAACCGACGATCAGCGTTTCAGTCAGTTGCATCAGGTTGTTGAAGCCGTTGCACAATCTCAGGCCGATCAGATTGACCGGTTCAGTGCCCTGGAGCAGGAACGCCAGCAGGACAAAACCACCATCCAGCAACTGACCAGCGAACTTAACGAGCTGCGCGGTCAGCTTCAGCTCCAGACCGCAGAAAATTACAGCGCACGACCGGCGGCAACCGGCAACAGCAGCGCGCAGCTTGCAGAATTCTAAGAGGTAAAAAATGGAAAACCTGACCCGTGAATTATTTGATAAGTACATTGTGCGCCAGGCTCATCTGAACGGTGTCTCACCCTCAGCCGTTGCCAATCGTTTTAGCGTCGATCCGACTATCCAGCAAAAACTGGAACAGGCCGCCATGGAGTCGGATGACTTCATGAAGCTGGTTAACCACTTTGGGGTTAAAGAGCAGGAAGGGCAGAAAGTAAAAATCGGCAGTAAAGGGCCGATGGCGAGCACCAATAACAGCTCGGACGGCACCAACCGCCGTAACCCTGCACCGAACCATAACAAAGAGCCGCAGAACTACCACTGCCGCAAAACCAACTATGACTATGCGCTTTCGTATGCGGAGCTGGATGCGTGGGCCGGTCACCCTGAATTTCAGTCATTAATCAGTAATGCGATGGCTCGTCAGCTGGGGTTGGATCGCCAGATGATTGGCTTTAATGGCACGCATTACTCTGAAAACTCGGACCGCACGACCTACCCGTTATTGCAGGATTGCGGCGTTGGCTGGCTGCAAAAAATCCGCAATGAAGCGCCGCAGCGCATTATGCCGGGTATCACGCTGACCTCCCGTGATGAGAATAACGCGGTAATTGCGTCAGGCACCTACGGCAATATTGATGCCGCCGTGCTTGATGCGCGTCACAGCCTTATGGATCCCTGGTTCCGCCGCGCTCCCGGCCTGGTGACTGTGCTCTCGTCCGATCTGCTGCTGAAAGTGAACCTGCCGAAAGTGAACGCGCTCAGCCAGACGAATCCGAATACCGAACTGCTGGCTGCGCAGCTCATTGTCAGCCAGGAAAAGATCGGCGGTCTGCCGACGGTCTTTGTCCCGGGTATTCCTGAAGATGTCGTACTCATCACCAACCTGAAAAACCTCTCTGTGTACTACCAGAAAGGCTCCCTGCGTCGCTCTATCCGGGAAGAGCCGCACTACAACCGCGTGGCGACTTACCAGTCCAGCAATGATGACTATGTCATTGAAGAGTACGGCATGATTGCCATGATCGACGGCGTGACATTCGCCTGATAATCCCCATCACATGGCGGGCAGCAAGCCCGCCCAGGAGAATGAACCCATGCTGACACCGGCACAAAGACACTTTCAGAAGGTCATGGCAGAGAGGCGAGGCATCAGTGATGAGCGTGACGCGGAGACGCGCACCGCGCATGAGCAGATCCTCTTTCGCCTGCATATGCATAAATCTTCGCTAAGCCAAATCCAGTCCCGCCAGGCGAAGGCTGCTGTAAAGGCCAGCATCCTTCCTGAGTTTCAGGGATGGATTGACGGAACGATCGAGGGCGACAGCGGACGCGCCGATCCGGTTATCACGACGCTGATGGTTTGGGCGGTGGACTGCTCCGACTATGCACTGGCGCTGCGCATCGGGCGCTATGTCGTTAAGCATGGCCTGAGCATGCCGGATGACAACTATCGCCGCCCGGCACCCACGGTGCTGACCGAGGAAATCTGCAATCCCATTCTTAACCTCGCCACCACGGACGCCGGAGCCGATTTGTCAGGCTATATCGCCATGCTGGACGAGCTGGCCGAAATTGTGGCTGACAGTGATATGCCGGATGAGGTCCGCGCGAAGCTGTGCAAGGTGAGGGCATTTTGCCGTCGTGACACGGAAGACGCGGAAACGAAAGGCGAAGCGCTGAAACTCTTCCGGGAAGCCATGAGCCTGAACCCGGGTGCAGGTGTGAAACGGGAGATCGCCTCTCTGGTCAGTACCCTGAAGAAGGCACCGCAGATCAGCGCGGCGGGAGGTTATGCGGAAGATGAGACTTCATTCAGAGATGCAGCGGCACCCGAAACATCCGCAGCAGAAAAAGCCACACGAACACGCAAGCAGACGAAAACGGCGGCCGGCACTCAAAAAGCCACCCGCAAAACGGCGGCAAAAAAGACAACGAAAACCGCCACAAAGTAAACGCCTGAGCGTAATGAACTGGCCCCGCGCCACAGGCGGCGCGCCCGGCGATCTGCCCGTAATGCGGTCTTTTTACCGGACGCCCACCGCCTGACCTACCGGAGAAACGACGATGAGTTTTATCGCACAGCGCCCCGTCAGACCTGCTGAAAGTGATGTGACAGACGTGGACGACGGCGGCGCACAGATTGCCATCGGAACTTTCTGGCCGACGGTAAAACTCCACGATCTGCGCCTCGCTGCCCGCATCGCCGGTGACATTACAACATCCCGATTAATGCATATGGCAACGGAGGCCGCGCTGCATGTCGCGGATCAGCTGAAAGACTGGCGTAAGCAAAGAGAAGCGGAAGGCGCTGAATCGCTGGCTTCTGTACTGCTGACTTCCGCCGGTGAACCTGTCGAGCAGATTAACGGCGAAAGCGCAAAAGTTTATCGCTTCCGGCGCGCGGTCTACTCCTTCACGCGCGCCAGCGTACTGGAAGGTTACAGGGACGTCGGCACCACGCCAAAGGGCGACAAGGATGCGGAGGCCCTGGACAGGCAAATAGACGATCTATGGCGGGACGGGCGCTGGAGTATCGCGGACATTCGGGAAGAAGCCCGTATTTATGCGGAGCTGTTCTGATGAAAGTCAGGGCGTTGCAAAATGACACGGTTGATCAGCTCTGCTGGCGTCATTACGGCAAAACCGCAGGTGTCACGGAGAAGGTGCTCGAAGCCAATCCGGGACTGAGCAACCAGGTTTTTTTGAATGCCGGGCAGGAGATCGAAATGCCCGTGATAACCAGCGAGGTGGAACGGGTAACCGTCCAGTTATGGGAATGACTCTGGATCGTATTAACGAATATTTTGCGTTTGCAACATCCGCCCTGGTGACCGGTGTGGGCGTGATGACCGTCAGCGAAAAGCTGGCGCTGGCTGGCCTTCTTCTGGGGATTGTTTCCGCCGTCCGGCTGGCGATTCATCGCCGCCGCATTGAGCAGGCCAGCCAGCGCCGCAACGACTTGATCGAGCAGATTCTCCGCCAGGCTGAAACCCGCAACCTGTCGGACCGCGAACGGCAGCTGCTGGAGCAACTGCACGGAGACAAACCGGCATGAAGAACATCATCAAAAAATGTTCAATTGCGGTGATTGTGGCCCTGGGCATTTCGCTGGCGCCCGGGAGCGTCAGAACGTCGAAAGAAGGGCAGCAGAAGATCGCCGGTTGGGAAGACTGCCGCAGCACGCCTTATTACTGCACGGCAGGGGTGCTGACGGTGGGCATTGGTTCCACGGGTGGCGTGGAAAACCGCGAATACAGCAACCAGGAAATAGCGCGGCGTTGGGTTAACGATCTGCAACGGGCTGAAAACTGCATCAATAACAATTTCCACGGCGCCGACATGCCGCAGCTCACCTTTGAGGCCATGACGGATGCGGCCCTGAATCTGGGCTGCACCGGGCTGATGTGGTTCACCGATAAGAACGGACGCAAGCAGAGAACCACGATCTGGAAGCATGCCCAGGCCAGACAATGGCTGCAGATGTGCAACAGGCTGACTGATTTTGTCAATGCGGGCGGTAAGCGCTCCCCCGGGCTGGTTAACCGGCGCAACGATTTTAAAGCCTGGTGTCTGCTGGGCCTGAGTACGCCGTCATGAGGGCGGGCAGTGTGATTGTGATGCTTGTCCTTCTGGCTGTTGTCTGGTGGCAGACCGACCAGCTGAGCGAGGCCCGGACCCGCAACAAGCTGCTGACCGAAACGGCGACCGGTTACGAGCAGGTTATTCAGGAAGTGAAGACGACCGCCATACAGACCCACAAATTACTGGCAGAGGTGAAAGTCCGTGAGCAACAGCGTAATGCAGAAGGGGAGCGCCGACGTGAAGCAATGCAGGCCGCGTTCAATGGTGACACGTGCGCTGTTACTCCTGTGCCTGACGCTGTCAGCCGCAGCCTGCAAAAACGCACCGCCCGCGACGGTCATTCAGCTGAACCGTGAACCCGTCCCGGAGAGCCTGACCGAAGAGACGCCGCGCCCGGCGCTGGATGAGCCGGTGACCTGGGGCGCGGTGGCGATCTTCAGCGACAGGCTGATGGATGCACTTGATGCCTGCAATGCTGACAAAGCGGCGATCCGCCAGTGGGACAGCCTGCGCCAGAACACCCGAAAGGAGCCATAAATGCTGAAGATAAACACACTCCGCGCCGCCATTGAGAAAGCAAACACCTGGTGCCGGGCGAACCCGGAGGCCTGGACGGTGTTTGTTGAAGAGGGTGGCATTGAAACGACCGGTGAAACGCCGTCATTCATGTACCGCTATTCCCTGGTTCTGTTTGTCATGAACTACGCCGGGAGTATTGACGACTTCACGCTGCCGCTGATGGCCTGGCTCTGGTTTAATCAGCCCGACCTGCTGCTGAACCCCGATAAAAACCAGCAGATTAAATTCACCACGCTGATTAACAACGACGACACTGCCGATCTGATGTTTGAGCTGCCGGTGCGTCAGCGGGTACTGGTGCAACTGGATGAAAATGGCGTGCCGTATGCTGAGCATTTGCCGGAGCCGCGCCCGCGCGTGCTGGTCCCTCACGCCTCTGGTTGGGGGCTGGTATTTGAAGGCATGCTTCAGGAGGCCGGAGCGTGAGCGATCGCATGTTCAGCGAGCTGGATCAGGTCTTTCAGGACATTCTCGACGGCGTCAGCCCGGCGGGGCGCACCCGTACCGCGCGCAAAATTGGCCTGGCAGTGCGCCGCAGCCAGCAGCGCCGCATCGCGTCACAGAAAAACCCGGACGGCAGCGGCTATGCCGTGCGCCGTCGTAAGGTTTACCGCACCCAGCAGGGGATCAAGTTCGTCTGGAATAACGAGGTGCGGGCGCTGAAAAACTGGCGCGGCGGGCGCGGGAAATATGGCCGGACAATCACGGGCTTTGACGAGAAGCGCCGGGATATCCGCACATTTTACCGGGCCGATATCGAGCGCTATCTGGAAATCAAAACGCAATCAGCGACGCATTCAGAGACAAAAAAAACGCCGATGTTTACCCGCCTGCGCACCCTGCGTTTTATGAAGGTCAGACCGGACGCGGGCGGCGTCACCGTAGGATTTGACGGCATTGCTGCGCGCATTGCCCGTATTCACCAGTACGGCCTCCAGGATGAAGTTGGCCCGGGCGCCTACGCACAGTACCCGGCGCGTGGACTGCTGGGCATGACCCCGGCAGACCTGATCGCGACGGAAAACGCCGTTATCAGCAGTCTGGGCGGTGCGTCATGAATGCCGAGCTGATGCGCCTGCTGGAAAACATTCTGCGCCAGGGCGTCGTGGAGCAAATCAGCGCCGACAAGCAAGCGGTGCGCGTTCGCTCCGGCAGGCTGCTGACCACCTGGATCCGATGGAACGTGACCCGCGCCGGAGCGTTCAGCATCTGGCTGCCACCTTCCATAGGGGAGCAGGTCTGGATCGGTTGCCCGGGCGGCAACCCTGAAAACGCGTTTGTGATTGGTTCAGCATACAGCGCAGATAACCCGCCAACGGGCAGCAGCCTGCTGGAAATCAGCATCACCGCACCGGATGGTGCGCGCCTGCATTACGACGCTGCCGACGATGCCGGAGCGCTGTCCGTGACCGGCATTAAAACCGCGCATATCCAGGCAGAAACCCGCGTCACGCTGGACGCGCCCGAGGTGGTATGCACAGAAAAACTTAAAGCGCGCACTTTCGAACTGACCCACGGCGGCACGATGGCCGGTGATGTGACTCACAGCAACGGTGCGTTAACGTCCAACGGTGTCCAGGTTGACAGTCACGGTCATGGCAGGGTTCAGACCGGCGGAAGCTGGACGGAGGGCACGCGATGACAGCCAGTTACACCGGGATGAACCCGGAAGGCACCGGCGCGCTGACCGATCACGATCAGCTCTGGCAGTCCGTGACAAAAATCCTCACCACGCCAACAGGCTCGCGTGTGATGCGCCGGGACTTTGGCAGCGCGATCCCTGATTTGCTCGATGCGCCGCAGAACGCCGTCACCCGCATGCAGCTGATGGGCGCCGCCGCTATCGCGCTGGCGCAGTGGGAGCCGCGGATCAGCCTGACCACCGTCAACGTGGTGTTTTCAGAAACGGGCGCAGTGACCGCCGAGCTGAGCGGGACCATCACGGAAACCATGACAGAAACCAGCAACACCATCAGGTTAAGGAGCTAGTGTGCAAACGTCCGTCGATTTATCTCAGATCCCGCAGCCTGATATCGTCGAGGTGCCCGATTTTGAAACGGTGCTGGCTGATATCCGGGCGCTTATCGTGGCGGCCATGCCTGCGGAACTTCAGGCTTCTGTGTCTGCTGCGCTGTTGCTGGAATCTGAACCGATGGCGGCACTGGCTCAGGCCTTCACCTATCGCGAGATCCATCTGCTGCAACGCATCAATGAAGCCGTGCGCGCAGTGCTGCTTTCCAGCGCCCTGGGGGCGGATCTCGATCAGGTCGCGGTGAATTTTGACACTGAACGTCTGCTGATTACTGAAGCCACCGACGAGGCGGACGCCGTATACGAAAGCGACGAAGAGCTGCGCGCCCGCACGCTGCTCTCATGGGCGCGCCTGAGCACGGCGGGCGCCCGTAATGCCTATCACTATTTTGCGCGAGGCGCAGATGCGGATGTGCTCGACGTGCGCGCCTATGGTCCTGAAACTCATAATCAGGAAGGCCGCGTTTTCCTCTACGTGCTGTCACGCACCGGGGATGGAACCGCCCCGCAGGCGCTGCTCGATAAAGTCCTGGCGGCGGTAAACCCGGAAGACGTGCGCCCGATTACGGATTATGTGGCTGATTACGTCCGTTCCGCTGTGATAGTGAATTATCAGGTGGTTGCTGACATTTACGTCCCTTACGGCGTGGACACCGCCACGGTGCTGGAAAAAGCCACCGCAGCACTGAACGAATACACCGCCTCAGTGCATCTTATCAACGCCACCGCTGCACGGTCGGGCATAGACGGGGCTTTGCATCAGGACGGCGTTGTCACCGTCGATTTGCATTCACCGGCCGCCGACGTCGTTGCGACGATGGGCGAAGCGCCTCATTGCACCTCTGTGAAAATCAATCTTGTGGTGATGGACTATGACCGCTAATTATCCCGCCAGCATTCTGCCACCCAACGCAACCGCCGTGGAGCGGGCCATCGACAGGGCCAGCGCCGCCGCACTGGAGAGGTTGCCGGTATATCTGATCCGTTGGGTGAAAGATCCCGACAGCTGCCCGCTGGCACTCCTGCCGTGGCTGGCGTGGGAATACCAGGTTGATACCTGGAATATTAACTGGTCAGAACAAAAGAAACGCGATGCGATCAAGCGCGCCCACTACATCCACCGCCATCGCGGTACGGTCGCCGCCGTCCGTCATGCCCTGGTGGACAGTCCTTTTGGGACGGATATTGTTGAATGGTTCAATCAGAACCCGAAAGGGGATCCGTATTCCTTTCGCCTGAACGTTTATCAGAACGATTTGCCGGTGACGGAATACGACCAGCAGGATCTGAAACTGGCGGTGCTACGCGCCAGGAACCTGCGCAGCTGGTTTTCCGTTCATGTATTTGGCCGACTTCAGGGAACCTCATATGCGGCCGGTTACATGTACGCCACGGAGAAAATCACGCCGCGCTTTGTCCCGTTGCAGGTGATTTTATCCCGCTACGAGCTGAATCTGGCCCCTGGTGACGCGGAAACGGTCACGGTGACCATCCTCCCTGAATACGCGGAAGATAAAACCTTTACGGTAACCACGTCGGATAAAACAATCGCGACTGCCCGAATTGTCAACGGCGCTATTCTGGTTACGGGCGTGAAGCGGGGCACCTGTTCGGTCACCGTCACGACGACTAACGGCGTCAGCGCGGTGATCAACGTGAAAGTGGTCGCGGTGATGAAGTTCATCACCCGCATCGACAATGCAAGCCGTCCGTTGTTCTACGTGCGCATGGATGAGGATTTCACAATTGATTACGGCGACGGCATCGACAGCCGGGAATACCGTTTTGATGCTGCCAGTGCCGTGTACGGCTGGGTTATCCCTACCCGCTCACTGGAGGCGGGCCAGGAATACACCATAACGGTTAAGAATACTGAAAGCGCCAGCTTCCAGCGGACTATGGGTAACGTTTCAGTAACGTTGAACCCCGTGCAGGAAATCATTCTTTTGACGGGAGAAAGGGACAATCTTGTTTCTTTCGCGAGCGGTGCAACCGGTCTTTACAAGGTTCATTCCGGGGCTTTTGACGATCTGCCGAATATTCAGAATTGTAACTCTGTTTTCCGGGGCTGCTCGTCGCTGACTGAACTGCCAGAGGGTTTATTCGCGCGGATTACTGGTGCCACAAATTTCTCGTCGGCTTTTTATGGCTGCACGGTACTGGCTGCTGTTCCTGATGGGCTGTTCAGCGAATTATCTCAGGTGACGCTATTCACCTCAGTGTTTGAGAACTGCACGCGGCTGCTGAGTGCTGGCAAAAACACATTCCGGAGCTGTGCTGCTGCGACGAATTTCACCAGTGCGTTTTCGGGATGTATATCCCTTATCGATACCGGGACGGGCATTTTTGACGGGTGTGTCAGTGGAAATGGCTTCGGTTATACCTTCGATGGATGCCGCGCGCTGACAACATTGTCACCAGATTTATTCAGCGATGTGCCTGGTGGCGTGTTTACGGCGATTTTCAGGAGCTGCACGGCGCTGACGCAGCTACCGCCGCGCCTGTTCCGCAACTGCCTGAAAGCCACGCATTTCGGCGGGGCATTCAGTGGATGCACACAACTGCTTTCTGTGCCCGATGAGTTCTTTAAGGATTTACCTCTGGCTAACTATTTTGGAACGGTTTTTTCCGGCTGCTCTTCACTGGTAAAAGCGGGAAAAGCCGTGTTTTCTGGCTGTGCACTTGCGCAGACATTTTCCTCCGCTTTTTACTATTGCCGTGTTCTGGAAGAAGTGGGCGATGATATTTTTGAGGGGTGTGTCAGTGCAACTACCTTTGCCAGCGTCTTCCATAGTTGCACAGCATTAAAAGCGCTACCGTCGTTTGTGGACTGCAACAAGGTAACGAGCTTTGACCGGGCTTTTTATGCCTGCTCTTCCCTGACGACCGTCAGAGCAGAGGCCTTTGCAGGTAAATCACTGGTCACGACGTTCTATTATGCATTCACCCAATGTACATCCCTGAAAAGCATCGGGGCCGGGGCATTCCGTGACTGTAGTTCACTGACTAACCTGACCTATACATTTACGGGCTGTACGGCGCTGGTATCGCTGGCCGGGGATATGTTTGCAGGATGCAGCAAAGTGACGAATGTCACCGGCCTGTTTAACCAGTGCTCCAGCCTTGCCGTACTGCCTGAAAAGCTGTTCAGCGATCTGACTGCTCTGACGGCAATGGGGAGCACCTTCCAGGACTGCACCGCGCTGGCCGCGCTGCCGTCCGATCTGTTTGCGGGTTGTGTCAACCTGACTTCCCTGACGCTGACCTTCTCCGGCTGTACTGCGCTGGCGGTGTTGCCTGCTGATTTACTGAAACATAACCCCCTGCTGATCAGTGCCGGTTCTACGTTCTACGGCTGCGCGACACTGGTGAACATTCCGCCGTCGCTGTTTGCATCGTGCCCGCTTATCACCGCATTTGGCGCAACCTTCCAGAATACCGGCGTGGTGGAAATACCGGAAAATCTGTTCAGTGGTAACCCGCTGGTGACGGCCTACGGCCAGACCTTCAGGGGATGTAAAAACCTGCGTTCAGTGCCTGCCGGTCTTTTTGTCGCAAGTATCAACGCCACGACTTTTACCAATGTGTTTGCCGAGTGCGTCGCACTGGAAGAGGTCGGGGCCGGTCTGCTGAATAACTTACCGGCGACGACAATCGGCTACCTGTTTGACGGCTGCGTGCAACTGAGAACTAACGTCAGCACGATATTCAATCTCGACAGTTATTCGACGATTGTCACCACGACGGCCACATTCAGGGGATGCTCTGCCCTCACGGGTAAGGGCCTGGAATTTATGGGCAAGGTGCCAAACGTCACGGCGCATTATTACGCGTTCTACAACTGTACCAGCCTGGACGATTTCGCAGATTTACCCGGTAACTGGATAACGAATAAATTATGAAAACATTCAATCAAATTAAAAGCCTGATCGGATTTTGCCAGACCGATAAGTTTTTCCTGGAATACCTGCAAATGCTCCAGGCTGCGGGGGTTATTCATCCCGTTGAAAGCGATATTGATGCTGACAGCAAAACTGTCAGTGATGATTTTTATGATCGTCTTGCCAGCGTGTATGGCATTGAAGCAGAGGAAACACTATGGCAACAGGATTGACACTAACGACGGCGGGCGCCACTGAAATCGAGGCCGCGTATCAGGCGGGGGAGGTTGTGGATATTACCGCCGTACTGATCGGCGATGGTGGCGGCGTGACATTGCCGACCGATCCCGATGACCTGGCGGCGGTGACCGCGCTTTTTGGTCAGTTTGGCCGTGAAACCTTTGATTCTGATTCAAGCTATGAGGGATTTATCAGTGGTCAGATTGTTATCAACTGCCGGGATTATCCGGGTAAGACGCTCAGAGAGGCGGGACTGGTTAGCGCTAAGGGTACGCTCATCGCTTACGGCGTATACCCGGCGACATACCTCCCGGCGCAATCTGATTCCATCATCAAAGAGATCGTTTTGACGCTGGTGCTGACGTTGACCCATACCTCAAGCGTGCAGCTTGTTATCGATCCGGCGCTTGCCATTCTCACGCAGGAAACGGGTGATAAACGCTATCTGCGGCGAGCACAAAATCTTGCTGATTTAAACGATACCGAAGAGGCCCGGGATAATCTTGAACTGGGTAACTCAGCCACGCGGGACGTGGGCACCGAGGCGGGAACGGTGCTGGCGGGGGATGATTTTCGCATCACCGGCGCTCTTCAGAAAGAAAATAATCTTTCCGATCTGAGTGATACATCCGAAGCCCTGAAGGCATTGGGACTCAACAGCGACGGAACGGCCTTTAGGGCAATTGTTGACGCTATTTTTTACGTTGGGATCATCATTTCAGGTGAAAAAAGCCCGGCGGAGCGCTTTCCCTGGCAGACCTGGACGGATTTAAATGACACCTTTGCTGACAGGGTGGTGCGGATTGGTTCTCAGAATGGTGTGACCGGCGGCAGTAACAAAGTAAAACTAGAAGCTGATAACCTACCACCGCACTGGCACCGTTCGGGAGATCGGTCACCAGGAGCTACTTGGGATCCGAACACTACCCACGGAACAGACAACCAGAAAAGTGGCCCGCTTGCTCTTACTGAAGGAACCTACATTGATTCGGCAGGCCTGAAGGAATCCAGCAACAAAGCTATAGATGTGACCAACGAGTATGTCTCACTGGTTATGTGGAAGCGCACGGCATAAAAAACACTGTCAGTACTGACCGTGCTTGCCGGTATCCATTACCGTTATAGATTATATTGATTTGAATTCGAACTGATATTTTTAGAACACAGAGATTTAACCTAATCTAACTGACTGCTCTGATCAGAAGCGGAGGTTGCTAACATCAGTCCGTATTCATTGATAAGTAGCAGGTTAATCCCCGCTACCTTTCAAAATTGCTGCTAATTAATTAGGTGTTTATCTAATTAATGACAATTCTTTGTAAGTCCTTGAAAATAGATTGTAATTTGTAGTTCCGGGAATAAAGCACTTAATGACACTATTATATGATTTTTCACGGGAGTCAGGGTTCTGTCCGAGAATGAAATTAGATATTTTAAAGAACAGTTCGCGATGGGCTACTTCTCTCTCCATTGAGATACAACACATCTCGTAACAAACATTCCATAAAGTAGCATGAGTTACACTCATGGGCAATAAATCAGAAATGTAACCGTCTTTTCCATTTGTGCACTGATACAAAAACCAATTTAGGATGAAGTCGATTTTGTTATCATGCGGGTATCTCAATAAGAAATTTGTGAGTAATGGCAATATAATATTGCTGCTGACTTTCATTCCCCCCTCATTAATGGAGCGTCTTAATACATTATATAATATGCCAACTACCTCATCAAATTTTCGTCGTGAATTGAAAACCTTATCGAAAAGACTTTTAAATGCTGTTTTTGTATAATCCTCATCTTCATTTGTGAAGTGACAAAAAACACGAGCCATTACACCTATTTCCATATTAATAGATTTGAAGCCATAAGTTGATACCTTCGCAATCAGTTCATATAGCTTATGTTCTTTAATGTAACCTTTGCTGTTCAAAATTAACAGAATATTATATATGTTTCCATGAGATAGGAATTCAACATTACTACCACAGAGCGACAGCATATTAGCATCGTCCGTTAAAAATACATAACCCTCTCCATCCCTAGATGTTAATTTACGATATGACTCAAGTATATTTTCTTTGCAACCCTGTTCAACTCTTAGTTTTGCTCTATGTTTAGTGATTGTATTTAAAATGTTTTGTGGGAGAGGGTCTACGCTCATAGGTAAATTAAACAATATTGATGCGTTCATTCTTTCAAAGCAAGAATTAAGGATGGTGAATTTTTTAATACTCTCCAGGAAAATATCTAAAATACCAATTTCTTGCATCAAGATTAATGATGTTTCTTCAATAAGAAAATTTGTTTCTTGTTCGAAATAATTGTTGAATATTTTTTGGGGTGATTGTGGTGCTTGATTTATTTTGAACTCTAAAAATTCATCTGGCGTATTTTTTGCAAGGTTCCAACTTGTGTAAACATCTTTTGTATTGTTTAGAAATAGACCAAGAATGGCAAATGGAATTGGTAAGGCCCCTCTCCTGATAGAACGCCTGTGTTTCTCCCATAGTGCAATTTGCTCATCCGTTACACCAGTAACTTCTCGAATTGAATTGAGTAATGCCTCGGGACCATTATTAATGTCAATATTCGCTTTTCGAAGCACGTTAGACTCAGGGAATTTTTTAAAATAGTCTGAAATCCTGATGTTATATTCTGACCGGGTTTCATTGCTCATATTAATCGGGGAAGATAACACAAATGCTAAATACTTTCCTTCTTCATCACAGTCATTCCTGTCAACTAATTCACCGAATCTTTTTATGCTACTAATCAATTTTTCACTATATTCCGGTTTTGAGGCGTATACAGTTATTAACTTAGATAGATATATTAATTTATTTTTTCGAGAACTTTCAATAGATAAAAGTCGTTGTAAAACATTTTCAACCTGTTTAAACATACCAAAACTTAAACATTTGCTAACATATATTTTCATGTGCTCTGTTGAGTAGTTAGAGCTTTTCAGAGCTTGTTCAATTTCATCTACAGCCTCTCCAACTCTACCAGATAGTTCCAAAGCATAAGTCTTTAGTACATGCCAATGAGGGTCTATATTAACTTTTTCAAGATTCTTATCCACAGTTGCAAATACTTTATTTGCATCTCCAGCCTTAAGATATGCCTCAGCCAATTTTAATGAGCAGGGTTCATCAAGCTCTTTAGTTAACAATATTGTTTCAGCAACCTCAATTATTTTATATTCAGCTTTTTCATTGTGAACATTAAAAAACCTCAATAAATGCTCAGCTATGACTATAGGCTTATCTAATTCAATATACTTCTGATAAAGGTTTTCAACACATTCGGACTGCGTGCTTGGTTCTTCTTTGATTTTTCTTACACATGTATTAACAGCTAAAAAAGCCTCTCCATTTTCATAACCAAGAAGAATAACTCTAAGTCTTTTGGCTAAAAGGTCCTCAAATTTGGCGATTGCAATATCAATGGCTAAACAAAGTACAAAAGGAGTGTTTTCAGGACTTTTTTCTAGTAACTCATGTTCAAAACTCAAGAAAATATCAAGTGCAGTATCATATTCCTCAAGGTAGAAGTTGGATGCAAATAAAATGGATTTATTATCTAAACTTAAGTCAGATTTCACCCGCGTCAGTAATGAAACCACTTTTTTATATTCATTGCAATTATATAAGAGACGTGAATATAACACACATAATTCACTGTGATTAGGCCTTTCTTTAAGGATTTCATCAAAGCGTTCGAATAACACCTCTATGTTATAGAAGTAAAAATATAAAAGTGGTGATATGTCAATGATTATTACAAAGTCTGATGGGTAACCTAATTTTTTTGCGAAATGCCATGCTTTTTCACAGTGCTCATATGAAGTTTTCATATGATCAAAATTAAGGTTTGACTTTCCCGTAAATGGTAGGGTTTGATCATAATTGAAAACATCGCCATGCGCTTTAAAAAAGAACCTTCTTGCTGATATAGAATGATAAACATACTTTTCTCTATCAGATTTAAGCATTGAAAGATCAATTCTTTCTATTTCTTCGTCTAATTCTTCAGTGCATTCAGACAATGTTAGTAATAACAACTTTGCTGTTACTCTTTCACTGTATCTTTCATCTATTGTCGAAATGGCTTCTTTCAGTTGGCCAGAGATTGCTAGGCACTTTGCTTTTAAAAATGTTGCTCTAAAATCACCGGTTGATATTTCCCTCTCAATGTCATCAATTTCTTCTTGGTTTAACATTTGACCATTTTTTATTTTTGACTCGTAAAAGGCTAGTTTATACCGAGGTTTATCACTATAGTTCTTCGCATTTCTGATTATGTCTAATGATTCAGATACTTCTCCCAGTAATTCACATAGAATTGACTTCTGTAATATTAACTCTGCACTCTCATGGTTACTCAGCTGATTAGGCCAGTCATCAAGCTGCGATAGTATTTCTTGTGCTTTTTTTATGAGATTTTCGTTCAGTGCATCGGAACATTCTTTTAGAAGTGTTACCGCTTCCCCGCTTGGATTTGAGATCCAAGGCTCATCACCGCTTTCTTCGACAGCTTTTATAAGAACTGGTTTGTCTTCAATATATTCTGAAAACTTTACTATGCTACGACTTATATCTTCAGAATGTGGTTTTATTGCTTTCTTTAACCCTTGAACAGCCAGTTTATCCATTATCCGTTTTTCATAAAAACTAAAAACATCCAATTTATTATTAATTTCTTGATTTGTTGGTATATTCAAAGTCAGATAATCTTGCCCTTCAATTTTTTCTTTATTAATATCAAACCAGTCATCGTCTAGCCACAAGAAATAAATTGGGCATTTGGAAAGTTCATCCGAATAAATGCTTAAATCCACAAGGGCAACCATAACTAAAGGTTCTTGAGTGTAATAATACGCCAAAGTGCTAGTTTTAAAGCTAAAACTTACGAATTCATTATTTGTTATGTAATTTGGAGCTGTAGTGCCTTTTAATTGAAGATAAAAGGAATAACAGACATTGCCTTGAGAGTTTTTTAATTGAATGAGGTAATCAATTCCAAAGTCACTATCACCCGACTGGGGCGTTTCAATCCATGATACTGGAAGCTTGCTCATTATTGCGCGCCCAGCGAGTCGACCAATTTCCTGGCTTGAACTTTCTTTTGGTAACTTGCTCATTTTTTGTTGTTCCTTAAAAAATACTCGCAACTACAATGATTTTATGATCCATAAAATAAAACATATGATATCTGTGTTTCAAAATAATCTTATGGTAATCAGGTCACTGCCCCCTGTAACTTATCATAAGAGGTATCCTCATCAGCATGCAATAGAGCACTGTTGCAAACATAAGAGTAAAAGGTTTGAAATGGTGTATTCAAAGATTAAAAGATCACTTTTAAGCTAATAGGGTTAGGTTCAACCAAACCACTTAACACTTTCATAATCAAGCAGTTAAATCCTCTGATTAACGGACTATTCACCTTCCTGATGTGTCAAGCAATGAAACTTCCGCTCATAACTGACTGTCAGCCTTGATTATATGCCGTTAGAAAAAGCTGTCTGAACAAGTCTGAACTGATACACATATATGACCGTGCTGAAGCTCAGGAAGTCAGACCGCCCAGCGTCTCCTTGACCGTATTTAATGCAGTGTCCACGCCTTCGTTCAGCGTTGCCATCAGGTCGCTAACAGAGGAGCTTTGCAGTCCCTCTCGGATATCCTCATCAACCCTCTGCAATGTTAGCGTGAACTCTATCTTTTTTGCTTTGCCGTAACGATCAAACTCCTGATGCGTCTCCTGCAAACCCGTGATGACATACATCCCGTAAATGGACCCGACGCCATCGATCAGCGGCCAGGCAAGCCCGGTGTAAGCCATTGTTGAGACAGCTCCCAGCGACAGGTTGCCGCCGGTAATTTCAGGGTACAGCAGCCCACCCAGCGTCAGCTGGTTCTCGCCGGCGCCAACGTACTGCCATTTTGCGCTCCGGCCCACACGGTCATTCTTTACGTGCCGCCAGTTACGAGATAACTGTAATTGCTGATAGGGCAGTGTCCTGAGTTCAAATACAAAAAGTCCGAACACCATCATCATAGTTATTACTCCTTATTAATCGTTATCCCGGAACGAACCCCGGGCAGCACGTTGCCTTTTATCAATTTCCGCGCGGACAGCCTCGCCAACAAGTCGCGCCAGTTCGCGCGGATTGCTGCTCTGAATGTCATGCAGATGAACATGAATATCACCGGAAAAACTATAATCTGAAGCCGCAGCCGCCGTGTGGGTGCTTTGATTTCGGCGTACCGGTTGCCATGCCTGCGTCTGTTTTATCAATGGTTCGCCAGCGGCAATAACCGGGCGAGCGCTGACAGACTGGCGGACAAGCTTCGACTCCTGCCATTCACCACGTACTGCAAGGGCTGGAGGGAGATTTTTAAATACAATGTCACCCGGCCCGATACGTTTGCGCTTTTCCTCATCTAAAAGGCCTTTGGTGTTATCCGCGATTTGGCCCAGCCGCCGCTCTGTTCCTGAGTTGCCCCCGAGCACATTGGGCGGCGGGGCGCTGCCTTTGCTTCCAGGCTTTTCAGGTGACCATTGCCACTCCCTTTTAACCATGCGCCCGGATATCTCATCCCATTCCCACATAACCGGAATAGCCCTGAGTCTTGCTGCTTCCAGCCTGGCTCTTTCAATGCCATCGGGGATGAGATCGAGCTTCTCCAGTAACCAGCCAACACCTTCCATTAATTTCTGAAGCGGCCAAAGTAGTGCGCTAAGTGCGGTCCCCAGGACCTCTCCAAAGGTCTGCCCGGCGCTGGCGCACTTGTTTAGCGCCTCGCGACTCTCCTCAACGGGTGTTAATACTTTTTTAAACCAATTCCAGACGTTTTTGACGCCATCCCCAATGAGTCCGAAAACGGGCGCCAGCCGGGAAAATGCGTTATGTACTGGCGCTAACCCCTGGATGACGCCTGTAAAAAAACCGCTAAAGAAGGCTTTAATTGGTCCCCAGTATTTCCAGATCAGTACCCCAGCCGCTACAAACGCAGCACCCACTAAACCGATTGGGCTCAACAGCATTGATAATCCGCCGCCCAGCGCCGCAATTCCGCCTTTTACAATGCTGAAGAGAGCAGGGATCCCCGTTAGTCGGATCGCCAGCCCGCCAATGCTTTTTGACAGGGCGCTGATAGCAGTCCCCGGAGAGGTAAAGGCGCCAAGTAACGCGCCGCGCAGTGGTACCACCAATCTGGTTAATACGCCGAGGCGTCCGACCAGGCCGCTGAGTAAAGAACCCCATCCACTCATTTTTACCAGTGAGCTACCGCCCGCAGCACTCAACATGCGGAACGCTGATACCGTACCTCCGATTCCACTCCCGCCGGACAGCAGCGCAAACGCCAGCCTGAGCTTTGCAAGCGGCCCCATCAGCAGACCAGCAGCTAATGACAGACCGCCAATTACTGCGGTTAATGCCAGTGCAGTACCACCGGCGAGTAACAACGTTCGTGAAAGTCTGGGGTTTTCTTCTACCCAGCTTTGAATACTGCCAATAACCCGGCTAAGCCCCTGTGTCAGTCTGCGCAATGGGCCGTCCACTGTCTCAGCTACAGAAATGCGGAACGCCTCCCACGCGCTGTCCAGCTCCTTCAAATCGCCGCCCAGGTTGTCTTTCTTCTTGTTAGCGACGGCGAAGGCCTCCTGATTTTTATGTGCTTCTGCAATTTGTTCATAGAGTGACTGGAGGTAGCCATCACCTGCGCCGTTGACCAAAGACTGGAGGCTCGTAAAACCCTCTTCTCCGGCGATATCTTTGAAAAATGAAACCTGATCCACCTCGCCAAAGCGGGATACGCGTTTTTGTAGATCGAGAAGAATATCGAACGGACGTCGCATTTTTCCGCTCGCGTCGGCAGTTTCCACTCCCAGCTCTTTGAGTGCCTTTTTGGCTGCCGTAGTAGGGGAGGCCAGGCGGGAGAGGGAGCGACGCATGGCAGTACCGGCCTCGCTACCGCGAATACCCACGCGCGCCAGCGTGCCGGTCATGGCTGCGGCTTCTTCCAGGCTAATCCCAAGTCCCGCTGCTACCGGCCCGACAACTTTCATTGTCTCGCCGAGGCTGCTAAGCGTGGTATTGGTACGGGTAAATGTACCTGTCAGCACATCGCTGACGCGGTCCATTTCTCCGGCATCGAGGGCGAACTGAGAAAGAATGTTTGAGCCGATGTCTGCCGTTTCGCCCAGTTCCATGCTGCCTGCCAGCGCCATATTGAGCACGCCGGGCAGTGCGGCACGGATAGCATCTGGCGTGAAGCCCGCCATTGCCAGAAAGGCTTGGCCGCTGGCGGCGTCACGTGTGGTGAAGGCGGTTTCAGCACCGAGTTTTTTTGCCTGAGTGCGCAAGGCGGCCAGCTGCGAATCGCTTTTATCGAGCCGCGTCAGCGCCTGGACGTTTGACATTTCCTCATCAAAACCAACCGCAGGCGACAGGAAGCGTCCGGCGCCGTACCCGGCAGCGGTTGCTGTACCTAATGCTATGGCACCGCCAGAACGCAACTTCCCGGCCATCTGCTGTGCGCCCTCGTAACGTTTACGAGCCTGCGTGACCGCAGCAAGTTGCCGTTTTTCCCGTTCAAGGGATTGGTTGTATTGTTCTGTGCGGCGTATCGCGTTACCGATGGTGGCGCTACTACCGGAAAGCATGACGCCATGCTGGCGCAGGGCTGATGCACTCTCACGGAGGCGGGCCACTTCCGTCACGCGTTTTGCGGTCAACCGATCAAGCCGCTCACCCAATCGGGACATCAGTATTTGCTGTTTTTCCGTCAGCGTTCCGTTTTTACGTTGTGCTTCTGACAAGCCATCAAAGCGGGCACGGGCACGTGAGATGGAACGGTCGGTTTTGCCGACGGCCGCGGTCATTCGCTGAAAAGTGGCACTGCTCTTATCGAGCCCTTTCAGGGTGGATTGTGTTTTTCTGAGGGAGTCGGATAGGCCGCCCGCACTCTGGCGGGCAGCATTAACGGGGCGGGTAAATCTGTCGATAGCGCTGAAAGCAACGCGGATATCAAGACTCTTCATCAGTGGCACCACTTCGAAGCGCCGCCCGCTTGCGCCAGGCTATCACCTCGCCAAGATCCATGCCGAAAACTTCAGAGGGCGGCCAGTTAAAAATAACGGCAATATCAGCAACCAGATCGTCTATCTGGTCAAACGCAACGGTGATTACTCGCTCTCCGTCTCCGCTACGTTCGACGCTCCAGGCTCCGGCGGATTCAAGAAAGGGACCAGAAGCTCTGCCAGGCCGATAAAGTCCAGAGTGTGCATTTCGTTGATTTCTTTTTGTGTCAGCGCAGGTGCGGTGACTCGCGTCAACAGCGTGGCAATTGAGTCTGCATCCATATTGGCAACGCGGATAAGATTCAGGCCGCGCAACGATCCGGCCTGACTGATGGCGCCGGTGATTTCCACCTGACCGATCTCACTGTCTTTACGAACTACCGGCTGCATCAGTGTGAACAGGTTTTTAGTTTTTTTAGCCATGTTTAAAATCTCCGGGCGGCATCTTTGCCACCCTATGAAAGGTTATCAATTGCCCATACCAAGGGCGGAGGTGATGCGGTCCGGGAACATGTTCTGACCGTTCTTTTTGTAGATGAAATTCAGCAGATCGATTTCGATAATGGGCTGATCATCAATGGAGAATTTGTAGTAGGTGGATTTAAAGGTGTAGCTTTCCTCCGTGTCTTCTCCCTGTTTTGAGTCCCCACCGTCGAGTTCAGTAAATCGCCCGCGCAGCTCCACCTCGACAAGCTGGCTTTCGCCATCAGTGAAATATTCACCCGCAAAGCGCAGTCGCGTGCCGTCAATTTCTGCTCCGTATTCGAGAAACAGAGCCTTAATGACGCCGCCAAAAACAATGGTGGAATCCAGCGCGCCAGCCTCAAGGCCGAGATCAACACCGACCGCACCCAGCATGCCACCGCCCTGATAGTCCTCTACCTTTCGTGACAGTTTGGGGCGAGTGAAAGAGGTCACTTTTCCCAGATAGTTGTCGCCGTTAACAAAGCAGCTAAAAAGCCGCAGTTTGTGAGGAACAGCCATTATTCACCCCCGAGCGACGCGAACGCCGGTTCGTAAAAATCATCAGTAAAGGTCTGGTATAGCGTCAGATCTTCAAGCGGTGGGACCGGGCTGTAGCTATAGCGCACAATCAGTTTTCCCTGGCGCAAATCCGTGGTGCCGTTGTCCAGCGTGTCATACCAGCAGTCAGCGCCGATAAGCTGGCCGGCAGTGACTTTTTTGCTGAGAGCAGAGCGGATGCCGCTTACCACATCTTTCACGTTGGCCGGAGTTAGCGGGCTGTCAACAGAGGTAAATTGCGCCTCCGCAATACTGTCCGCCAGGATCTGCGCGGTACGGGTGAAAACCTCGAAAGTGTAGGTTTTGGTGTCCGTGGTGCGGTTACCCCAGAAGCGGAAACCGTCACGCTTGATAAGCGTTGTGATTTCGTTGTTGTTCAGCTCGTTGGCATCGCTGTCTTCTGCCTGCAATGCCCAGAACACATCTTTCGAAATACCCAGAACGTTATTCACTACAACGTTGGACAGTGATTTGTGCCAGCCCTGGCTGTTATCAATAGCGGCGCGCAGGCCGCAGGCGTATGCCGGGGCGGGAAACGTTTCGTTATCATCCGTCAGGGGGTTGCAAGCGATGAAGTCCGGCCAGATCAGCATCAGCTCGCGGTAAGCGAAGGTCTTGCGATATGCGATAGCCTCCGCCATGGTCGCGCAGCTGTGGCAACCGGCATAAACAAAAGCCCTAAGATTCTGGGCAATCACGCAAAGCTGTGACGTTACCTCCTCGGTGTCGTAGTCCGGTACCGCCAGGATGCGCGGACGATAGCCGGTTTTGGCTTCCGCCGTCAGCAGGGCATACATTCCCGTATAGCTGTCGCCATCTGTTCCGCCAATAACGGCCTGGGACTGGCTGGCGCCGTTACCGGAAGCCTCTTTCACTCGGACAATCACAACGCGCGGGCTGCACTGATCGGAAATGGCTTTGAGGGCTTTGTAAAGTGACCCGGTTTTACCTGCCTTGCCGAGGACGTTACGCACCCGTGTCAGCAGTACCGGCGTATTGAGCGGGAAGGTTTCCGGATCGGCGTCATCAGCAACCGCAACAATACCGATTACGCTGGAATCAATGTCATTGATTGCCTGTTGTAGGTCGGTATTTTCGCGAGAGCGGACGCCGTGAAAACGAGTTTCAGACATAAGTTCACCATCATGTTGCTCTTTGAGTTCAGGGCAATATTCAACGTTAAGTCTGCTGTCGTCGCCTGGTTGCCGGTCTGCCCGTTCGCTGACAACAAAAAGGGATTCAGCCCCGCGCGCGGGCATGGAATCATCAGCAAAAAACGGGGGAGTTATGTCGATAGTAGACACGCTGACAACAGCAGCCGAAGCGTATGTAGAAAAATTAAGTGAGGTCGTAAAGACACCGGATTTTAGTATCACGCTGGGCGGCGTGGCACTGACTGAGCTGGCAGACCGTATCACCGCGCTTTCTGTCACGGACAATAACGGTTTTGAGGCCGACCAGCTCACCCTCTCCATTGACGACGCTGACGGGATAGTTGATCTGCCGCCGCGCGGCGCAGAACTGGCGGTCTCTATTGGCTGGCTGGGAGAGCCGCTGATTCACAAGGGGCTTTATACCGTTGATGAAGTAGGGCACGGCGGCCCGCCGGATGTGATCGACGTGACGGCACATAGCGCGGATTTTCGCGAAGAAATGAACGTAAGGCGTGAAGTGTCCTGGCATGATGTGACGGTAGAGCGCGTGGTGTCTGCTATTGCACGACGCTATGAGCTTAAGCCGATGATTAGCGAAGATCTGATCAACATAGAGATAGACCACGCTGACCAGACTGAAGAGAGCGACATGTCGTTTTTAACGCGCATGGCGGAGATGTTGGGGGCCATTGCCACCGTGAAAAATGGCTGTCTGCTGTTTATCCTGCCTGGGGGCGGCCTCAGTGCATCCGGTAGGGCGCTGCCATCGGCTGAGATCACCCGTGCCAGCGGAGATCGTCACAGGTTCCGCATTGCCGATCGCGATGCTTACACCGGCGTGAGGGCGTACTGGCTGGATCTTAATTTCGGCAAGAAAAAACCGGTCAAGGTCACTAAGCGCAAAACAAATACTGCCAGAAAAAAGGCTGAGGAGAAAAGCAGCCGGCTGGAGGGGGATTACATGGAAGGCGCTGAAGGTAATGTGTATGTTTTGCGTAAAACCTATCAGAACGAAACGGCGGCCAGGCGCGCAGCAGCGGCAAAATGGATCCAGCTCCAGAAAGGGGCCGCGCAATTCTCCATCACCCTGGCGCGAGGACGTGCTGATTTATATCCGGGGATGCATCTGAACGTGTCGGGCTTTAAGACTGAAATCGATACTCAGGATTGGATCATTGCCAGAGCGGAACATGTGATAGGTGATAACGGATTTACCACGAAAATGGAGCTTGAGGCGAAAATAAGCGACTGGATTGCAGAAACTGAACAGTAGCGGCCATAATAGGCGTGAGTTCAACTCCCTATGGGAGATCATCATGTTTGTTTGTCCCTACTGCGGCGCAAACGCCCGCACCCGCACCAGTCGCCGGTTAAGCGAGTTCACCATCCGGCAATACCATCAATGCCAGAATCTGGAATGCAGCGAGTCATTCACGACGCTGAACACCGTAGAGCGCAGGGTAACAAAGCGCTCAACCAGTACGGATCCTTTGCCGCCAGGTTTTATCCCCAGCGACGCTTTCCCGGCTTCTCATTACGGGAACAGTCAACTTAGTCTTGCGGTTTAAAAATAGCCCCCTGGAGAGGGGCTATTCTTGCCAATGTGGTCGATATGTGGACATTTTTGAAATAAATCCTTTTATTTCAAGTTATTAAATCCCAAAAAAAAGCCCCGTCGGGGGCGACGGGGAAAAACTCATTGATTATGGAATGATCTGTTCTCTGGTCAATTCGAGAACAAGGGCTACTCTACGGCGCAAAAGTGTAGTTAAAATGGAGAAATCGTGAAGAATCAGGGCCCTCATCGCGGCGCTGAACGATAGAAGGAGTCAAAATGAAGTGGATGACAATACTACTGCCACTGGCGCTGGCCGGATGCGCGAAGCCGACAACGCCCCCGGATGCACCGCCGCCGCCGAAGTCAATCGGCATGGCGAACCCGGCCTCGGTCTACTGCGGCGAGAAGGGCGGTAAGCTGATACCGATACAGACGCCGCAGGGCGTGCGTAGCGACTGCAGGCTGCCCGGCGGTGAAACCCTCGATGAATGGGAGCTGTGGCGCCGGGATCATCCTGCTAAGGCGTAATCTCGCCGACCGGCAGGTTTTCCAGCCACTCGGCCAGCACCAGCGCGTGGTTTTGCCGGGTATCCTTCGCGGCGTAGATCAGCGTTAGCGGCTGCCGGTGAGCCAGCGTGGCCAGACGTAGCCCCTCGTCACGATGGCTCTCCAGCTCCCGGCAATACTGCTCGCGGAAGCTGGCGAAGTCGATAGCTTCGCCGTGCAGGGCCTTGCGCAGCTCCGCGGACGGGGTCAGGGTTTTGCACCACTCATCGTAGCGCAGCGCCTCTTTTTTAATCCCCCTAGGCCAAAGCCTGTCGACCAGCACGCGATAGCCGTCGCCGGCGTCGGCCGGATCGTAGACGCGTTTACATTGAATCATCGCTATTCTCCATCCGTTGCATCCAGGCAAGCAGCTGCGGGATCTGCCCGTCGGAAAAAACCGTAATACCCTGTTCGCGCAGCAGCGCTGCCGCCACGCCGGAGCCGGGCTTGCGCTGCCCGCTAAAGGAGCCATCGTAGATAAACTGGCTGCCGCAGGTAGGGCTGCCGTCGGTGAGCAGCGCCGCCTGGCAGCCCTCCTCCCGGGCGGCCTTCAGCGCCAGCCAGGCGGCCAGCTGATAGTGCGCGGTGACGTCGTGGCCGTCGCTTTCAACGATGCGCCCGCGATTTTGCATCACCTCCGCGCCCTGAGAGTCGACAATTTCCGCCGGCAGTCTCGGCACCGGTAGCCCGGCGGCCAGCTCGGGGCAGTGGATAACCAGCCGGTTTTCGCGCTGCCAGCGCGCCAGAGTCTCGGCCAGCTGCGCCTTGTCGCTGCCGTTATAGCGTACCTGGAACCCCATCAGGCAGGCGCTCACCAGTAGCTTACCGCCGCCGGGGCGGGGCGAAAGCAAACGGGTCGTCCCGTCATCGGCCGTAATGGGAAGTGGTTTTTGCAT